TTTGTTATAGGTAATGGCTGTACAAGTAATGGAAACTCAAATACTAATTTAGGGCATAGCACTGTTTGCCAGAATGGCGGAACTGCCGCAGGTTATCAAGCAAGAGCAGGGGATTATTTTGCTATCTCTATAGGTTATCAAGCAAATAACGCAAGCGGGGCAGGTAATAGGAGAAGTATTGTAATAGGGAGCTCTGTTAATTCTACTGCTAATTTTCAAGGATTATTTGGGGGAACGGCAAACAGCAGAGTTGATAATATGTTTATAGGGCAGGGGGTTACTTATTCTGCTCCGACAACATCAGTTTATATACATACAACAGGGGGGAGTGGAACTAATATTAATGCTTCTGATATGATACTCTGTGCAGGGAAAAGTACGGGTAACGCAACACCGGGATACTTAAGTTTTCAAACATCAACAGCAGGAGCTAGCGGCACAACATTACAAACATTAAGCGAAAGAATGAGAATAGATAGCTCACAGATTACAGCTAACTTATGTATTAAACCCGCAAGTATGGCAGACGGCTCAGCTCCTAATGATAGCATTTATTATAGTACAACTGCTTCTAAATTAGTGTATAAAGATAGTGGGGGAGGTGTGAATAACTTATATTAAAATGGAAATAAATAAACTAACGCAGGATACAGTAGAGTTTAAAGAGACTACAAGCAGAATAATAGATAGGGCTAATCTTGAAATAATGCTTAATGACATTAACAAACAGATAGCGGTTTTTAATGCAGATAAGCAAAGAATACAAGGAGCTTTAGATTTATTAGATGACAGAAAGACTGATTAAACTAATTGATATGACGCAGGTTAGAAACTTAACAGATACAGAACCAATCTGTTATAATGATAATTGCGAATATTTTGGAGCGTTTGAAGAATGTTATACACACCTACACGCATATTGCAGTGAGTTCAATATTTTCTATAATAAATTATTGAAGGGGGGTGAAGATGGAATTTAGCGTTAAGAAGATAGACGACGAAACAATAGAGCAAACCACGACGACAAAAGAAGAATTGAGCAAAGACCAACTCATAATGGCGAGAGATGGTATAACACAGCAGATTGTAGAACAGCAACAAGAACTACAAAATATTAACAATCTATTAGCATATTTTGAATAACCGAAACATTTAAATACTTAGTATTCTTAGTTTTCTTAGAGTGTATGGAGATGAGGCAATAGGAAACTCAGACCGATTGGGGTTATTGGGCGTAGTGTTGTTGAATTCATACGCTCCGGAGAATAAAATGGAAACACAAATAATACACGAACCAAAAAGAAGATGTGAGTTTTGTGGAGAATGGGCATTTAAAGAAGAGATGTTTAAAGTCTTGGCAGACGGAGGAGATTATTTAGAGATCTGCGAAAGTTGTCACGAGGCAGGATTATGAAAAGCATACTATTAAAGTTCAAAGATGAGAAGTTTTTTTATAAACTAAAGAAACACAAAAATAAATTAGAGATAATGGAGCAAAAGCCTTTATCTTGGGAAAGGTATTTCAAAATCCTTTTCAGTATGTTATGAAAATGGAAAAAGAATTTAATTTAAGTGAGAAAGAAATAGTTGAGCCATTTGGAAATAATGGGGTTTATTGGGCTGAAGATGTAAAAGAATTTATTAAGAGGTTGAAAGAATGTTTTGGAATTTCAATCATAGGCAATAAACCTTATACTTACACAGCAGAAATGATTTACAAACAAATAGATAAACTCGCAGGAGATAGATTATGTTTAATTGAATGTAAGGAGGATCAATAATATGGAAACTGCAATATTAATCAAACAAATAGACGAGAAACAAGCTAAAACAGGGAAGTTATACCATTCTGTAGACACAGATGTCGGGAAAATGACTTGTTTTGAGGAAGCTGTAGTCAAAGACTTAAAAGAGTATGTTGGCAAAAAGGTCTTAGTTGAAGTTGTTGAGCAAGGCAAGTTTAAGAATATAAGAGCTTTTATTAAGCCTTTTGATCCAGAAGTTATTAACCCTTTAGAGAAGCCTAAAGAAGCTGTCCAACAGATAGTTATACACAAGACAGAGAGGCCTAATTCTTATGAGTTTGGGAAAGCTGGAAATAGGATCAAAGTATATTTTGACACAGCTCAAGACCTAAACGAGCAAATAACTGCACTCCAGGAGCTTGGATATGGAGCAGAAGATCCTATTGAGCCAGTAGAAGATGTTAGTTAGATTTAAGGATTTATCAGCCTGGCTAAAGCTTGCAATTTTAGGAGGCTGGGTCACAGCTATCTTATTTGTAATTGGCTTTTTAATGGGAGTTATAGAGGAGTTATTGGCTTAAGATGATAACAGGTTTAATTAAGTTTATTTTATTTTTTTATTTATTAGCAGCATTATTCTTAATGCTGCTCTACGCAGCAGCATAGTTGGCTGTCTGCTGCAGGCTTGGGAATACCACAAGCCTTATATATTTAGTTAGCTTAGCCAGGCCTATAAGGCCTGGCTAAAGAGTTCTAAGATGATCAATGCTTGCAGGCAGAGCCAGCCCGCAGCAGTTAGGGAGAGGCATAGGGAGAACTTTTAGGCACTACACACAGATCAGAGTTATTCGGTACACCGAATAACTCTCTTACCCACTACACACAGGCAGACACACAGGCATAGGCATATATACATACAAAGGATCAGTTTACTGATCGTTTGTCACTGGCGGTTAGTGACCCCCCCCCTTAAACCCCCCCCACCCCCCGAGCCGGCAAAATTAATAATAATAATAATTTTAGAATATATATTTTATAGAATATAGGAGAGGCCTGGTTTGGTGATAACGTAGTTAATGTTCATAGTTAGCCAGGCCTCCCCACCCCACCGGGTTATTAGATATTGCACATTAACCGGGTTTATAAAGGAGCCGGGATTTTAAAAGACTACTATACTATACTATATATATATAACAATAATAATATATATAAATATATAGGATTTTTTTTTAAGATGAAAATACAGAAAATTATAACTATTGATGAAGATATTTATAAATTGTTGAAGTATGAAGATAATGGGAGTAGATTAGTCAATGAGTTATTAAGAAAGTATTATGATAAGATTAAGAAGACTGAGGCTGAAGTGCTTGAGGAGACAAAGAAGAATATGGAGAAGTTAGAAGAGGCAGCTATTTCTCAAGCTAAAAGAGACGAAGCTACTGAGAGGTTGAAAAAGGTATTATTGGCAGAGGTGCAAGAGAATGGCTCTGACGCATAAGACTAAGCCGATTGATGTTAAAAAGAAAGTTATTGACTTTCTCAAGAAAGAGCTTGAGAAAGCGGATCAAGAGGGATTAATAAACTTTGAAGAATTTAGAAAATATGTAATTGAGAGAAGTTATAATGAAACAAGTATTTTAACAATTCCGATCAGCATACTAAATGAGTGCATAGATGAAGCAATAAGAGAATTTAAGAGGTTTGATAATGCAAATAAATAAAGAGCTTTTAAGTAAGGAAGATTGGGAGCAGTTGAAGAAAACTGCTCAAGAGATCATAAAGAATGCGACAAGAGATCTTATACTCTGGACTAATGTCCTGGAAAACGTAGAATGCCAAATAAAAGATATGTCAAAGGAAGAGCAAAAGAATATAAAATCTCCAAAGAATTAAGAGATATAGGCTGGGATATTGTGCAAAGGACTGCCGGATCACATTCTCCTATAGATGTCTTTGCTATAAATAGAGCTACAAAGGAGATTGCATTTATACAAGCAAAGCCAGAGAGCTTTAATTCTGACAAAATAGAGGAGACTATGGCCTGGCTTAATGGAGATTTTAAGGTCAAGTTTTGGGTTGAATGAATTTAGATGACTGGCAAAAGGAAGTTTTAAAGACTAAAGGCAATATATGCTTAAGAAGTGGGCGTCAAGTTGGCAAATCCACAATAATCTCTATAAAAGCAGCTGAATATGCGTTAAAAAACCCAAAAAAGGTTATATTGGTTGTCTCTGCAGTTGAAAGACAGGCTTATTTGCTTTTTGAGAAGATCCTGGGCTATATTATGAACAAATACCCAACTTTAATAATGACTGGCAAGTATAGACCTACAAAGACCTTAATAAGACTTAAAAACGGGAGTAAGATCTATTGTTTGCCAACTGGAATGACTGGATATAGTATAAGAGGGTTTACAATAAACCTTTTAATTGCTGATGAGGCTGCATTTATACCCGAAGAGGTCTGGACAGCTGTGACCCCTATGCTTGCAATAACAAAAGGAAATATCTGGCTTTTGTCCACTCCGCACGGAAAAGAGGGCTATTATTATGATTGTTTTAATGATCCTAACTTTAAGCAATTTCATATAAGTTCAGAAGAATGTCCAAGACGAGACGATAAATTCCTTGCAAGAGAAAAGGAAAGACTGACTAAAGTTCAATATGCACAAGAATACCTGGGAGAGTTTGTTGACGAGTTGATCCAGTTCTTTCCAAGTGATCTTATAAAGAAATGTATGACCGAGAAAGAGCATAATCCGCAGCCAGATAATTCCAAATATTTAGGAGTAGATATAGCAAGAATGGGAGGAGATGAGAGTGTCCTGGCAAGTGTAGAAAGGACTGGAGCGGGGTTTTTGAGAATGTTTAGTATGGATATTAGCAGAAACTCAAGACTTACAGAGACAACAAAAAGGATCTTATTAAGTGACCAAAGATATAATTATGAAAGGATCTATATAGATGACGGAGGCCTGGGAGTTGGAGTTTTTGACCAGTTACTACAAGAAGAGCAAACCAGAAGAAAGATAGAGGCAATAAACAACTCTGCCAGGCCTTTAAATAGAGATGAGAGCAAGAGGAAGAAAATCTTAAAAGAGGATCTTTATGCAAACCTTTTAAGATTAATGGAGCAAGGAAAAATAAGTCTGCTTGATGATGAGAATTTATTTTTAAGTCTTAAGTCTATTCAGTATGAGTATACAGATGACAAGAGACTTAAGATCTTTGGGAAATATTCTCACATTGCAGAGGCTATTATAAGAGCAGCTTGGTGCTTAAAAAGCAAATCTTTAAGTATTTGGGTGCGTTGATTAAACTATGACAAAAACCATAAAAATAAAAGACGAAGAGTATGAGCTGGAAGATCCCGACGCAGCACTTATAGAGGCTATCAAAGAATTAACTAAAGCTATAGAATGGTTGGCTAAAAAATGAGCTGGACACTAACAACCTCGGGAGCAGCAATAATAAAAGCGGGAGCTAATGCAAACAGCACCATAATTGCAAGCGGTGCAGCCTTGGAAAAATGGAGCGATCAAGCAGAGGGCAGAATTGTGACAGAGAGCCGAAGAGACTGGGTTGATAGTTACAGCAGTGTAGATAGCGGAGTTAAAGAGATCTTATCAGATGTATGCAGCTCTTTAATTGCAAAACAGATTATATCTTATGATATGTCCGGGTTTACGTCAATGAGAGAAGCAGAGACAATGCTGGACGTCAATGATGACGTTATTTTAAGATGTATGGCCACACTTAAAGACTTTAAATCAAACGAGATCAAGACACCATAATGGTATTAAAATCAAGATATAGGAAGAGCTCAGAAGTTGGAGTGAACTACGACTTTGCAGACATATTAGCAGATGTTGGCTATGTTACTTTTTACGGAATGGAAGATGAGGCCGGGACGCAGTCATTAACAAGATTAACAATAGAGAGCTCTAACGTAAAAAGCACAATAACAGGCACAAGCGGAAATGTTGAGAGCAATTTAGATTATGAGTTCTTGCTGCCAGCTCACGTTAAGGGAAATCTATTTGTAACAATAACTATAGAAGCAGACGGCTCTGGAGCTAATGCTGCAACAAATGACACAACTATCAAGATCTATCATTATGACGGCACAACAGAGACACAGCTCGGATCAACTGCAACTCTGCCACAGCTGGAAAACCCAGCAAGCACAGCAGCAGATCAAGCAAGGCACTCAGCAACTTTTGCTGTTGATAAGGTATTTAAAAAAGGAGATATATTAAGGGTTGAGGTTATATCAACTATTGCAAGTGCAAACGCAAACTCTACTGCAAGCCACTATCACGACGGAGCAAATAGAGATTTAAGTTTGACAGATCAGTTTGAAGTGTCTTGCAGAAGTGATTTAATAGTGCAAACACCATTCCAACTAAGTTTATAAAATGGCAGAAACAGACATAAGTGCAACAACAAAATCCAATATGAAAGACAATGTCTCAGATTATTCTGTAGACCCTATGGAGACAGACGGGGTCAGCGAGCAAGAGGAGACTTATTGGGATAATGATAACTGGACGCAGCAGTTTGGATATTATAAGCAGATCCCAGAGCTTAAGTCTGCTATAGACGCAATGGCCAAATGGACAATAGGAAGAGGATTTAATGCTGATGACAATACCTCTGTAATATTAGAGAGTGTTATGGGTTACGGAGAGGACACTTTTAACACAATTCTAAAAAATCTGATCATAGTTAGACAGATTGCTGGAGACGCCTTTGCAGAGATTATAAGAGATAATGAAACAGGTATGCTTATAAATCTCAAACCCTTAGATAATGGATCTATAAGGATCATTGCAAATAAAAAGGGAATGATTAAAAGATATGAGCAAAGATCCAAGACTGGGGACAAAGGGGTTTTTAAGAAGTTTGCTCCTAAAGATATACTTCATTTGACGAAAAACAGAGTAGGAGACGAGATCCACGGAACGAGCATTATTGATAGTGTTGAAGAAGTTATATTAATGAGAAACGAAGCACTACAAGATTTTAAGAAAGTTATGCACAGAAACGTATATCCTTTTAAGATCTGGCATTTAGACACAGATGACCAAAGCAAGATAAATGCGTTTATTACAAAAGTTGAAAACGTGGTCAAGGATAAGGAGAATATTTTTATTCCGAAAGGAAATGTTGAAGTGGAGATCCCGTCAACCAGCTCTAACGCAACACTAAATCCCTTGCCTTGGATTGAATATCTAAGCAATTTCTTTTTTCAAGCTGTCGGGATCCCACAGATCATTTTGGGAGGAAGTCAAGAGTTTACAGAAGCAACAGCAAAGATTGCTTATTTAGCATTCCAGCAGAGTGTAGAAGATGAGCAGCGAGATATAGAGGCTCAGCTCTGGGCACAATTAGGCCTTAAGGTTAGCCTTGAATTTCCAGCAAGTCTTGAGAATGAGCTGCTTAGTGATGAGAAAAAAGATAAGGGATCTATGGGATTTCAGCCTAATGACACAATGGCCGGGAGGGGTCAATGATAGATGTTTGCACAGAGCTTATAGAGACTATAGGTTTTCCTATCTTTATAGCAATAGTCTTATTATACGACAAGATCAAGACCAACGGCAGCTTAAGAAGAGTTGTAGAAAATAACAACGCAATACTTAAAAGAATAGAAAGGAAATTATAATGGGAAGACGAGAAGATATAGACGCAAAGAGAAAGAGAGCAAAGAAAGGCGGGAAAACTCCAGACTATTATTTGACTGACGCAGACAAAGCCTTTTTAAGATCTGAGAAAGCTTCTCCAGAAGAGAAAGCAGCAGCAGAGGAAGCTGCAAAAGTTAAGCCGCAAGGAGTAACTCAAGAAATGCTGGACGAGGCTTTAAGCCAGGGTATTAATATATCTAGAGGAACAAATTTAGCAAAGATCTCTGCAGTAGATCAGCAAGCACAAGCTCAAGGAAGCATAGCTCAACAAACTATCCAGGAGTTATTAACAGCAGAAAAACAGCAAGAAGGAAGAGCTGCAGCAGAGGGTTTTGAGGAAGCAAGACAAGAGCAAGAAACTCCTTTAAGAACATTGCAGACAACTGCAGCAATTAAGCAAGGAGCAGAGCGAGCTCTATCTGAGACCTTAAAGCCTTTATTGACTTTTTCTGGAATACAAGCCGATAACGACAGAATAGAGAAAGCAAGCGATACAGCTGTGACTATGATGATGAAGTTCGGAGGACGTCTCCCAGTTGTTGGAGGGACTTTTGACAGCATTATACAGACCCAGGATCAAATGATTTCAGAGACAAGAGAGAACGGAGCTAACATAGTTAAGATTTATAGAGATGGAGCAAGCTCTCCAGAAGAGGCTTTATTTGAGATTGAGAAGCTAAGGCAGTCAATTAATCAGTCTTATGGGATTGCTCACTCTGCAAGCAGATATAGCGGGCGGGCAAGCCTGGAGGGAATGGGAGATGTTGAGAGAAAATATAAAAAAGCATTAACAGATTTAGAAGCTAAAAGAGCAGAGATCTTAAGGATTGCAGCTTCTCAGAGAGCGGGAATAAATTTAGGAGAGGGAGCAATGCCAGTCCAGCAGAGCATAGCAGAACAAAGAGCCGGCGTCTCCCAATTAGGATTAACTTAATGAAAGGAGGTTTTAAAAAATGAATGACGAGAAACCTACAAAAGAAGAAGAAAAACAAGAGGAAAAGCCAGCAACAGATAACTCTGGAAAAGGGGATAAGTCCGAAACGTCTTCTCTTGTTGAACAAGCATACCAGGCTGCAGAAAGGTTGGAGCAAGCCAATAGAAAACAAGAGGAGCTCCTTGATAGACAAGAAAGAATACTGGCAAGGGAAGCACTCGGAGGTCGGAGCGAAGCAGGCCAAAATCCTCCAAAAAAAGAGGAAAAAGACCCTATAGAGTATGCTAATTCATTAATAGAGAGAGGAGAAAATATCCTTATTCCTAAACAAAAAGATGAAATACATTAGAGCAAAGATCGGAGCTATCTTTATCATTGGTCTTTTAATAGGTTATAGTGCGGGGTTTTATTTTGGCGTTGAGGCTGCAATAAGCTTAGGTCTTAACTTTATTGATATTGACATTGATAGAGATATGATAGAAAGAGCAGTATTTCAATATGAAAACCAGATAGGCGGTTGTTTATTTACTGAAGAAAATGCATTTATATATAATGACACGGGGTATTAAGCACGAAGTTGACAGGTTTATAAGAGATCTACAAGCACAATATTTTCCTTATCAGTTTAACCAAAAAGAAAAAGGTTATGTTCAGCTTGCAGTAAGACCTATTCAACTATGGGAATTAGTATTTCCAGAGCCAAGTCTCCCGCAAATGCAGAAAACGCTCTGGAGTAATGCAGAAGAGATGACACCGAGGCCAGCTTTTAGACCTGGTCTATTTACTATAAGGAAAACACTGGGAGCAGAGAAAATCCCAGAATATCCAAAAGATCCTAATATATTGCCGAGATTGATCTGGAGGCCTAATACGTGTGCAGTCTATCCTATTGGAATTAAGAAAGATGAAAACGACAAGAACGACGGGCACGAACTCCTTTGAGATTAAGTTTAAATTATTGCTTTTAAAAGCATATTTTGATAAGGGTTACGGCTTTACAAGTCCAGTTAAATGGCTCCTGGCTGTGTTAGGAATAACCAGCCAGGACTATAAGATCATATTAGTTGGGACTTTCTTCTATGTTGTGAGCTGTTTTATCTTTGGTTGGCTGTTCTATAAGTATGATTGGATCAGAGCTCAAGCAGAGATAGACAATAGATTTAATCTATTTCAGCAACAAATGAGAAAAAAGTTTAAAATAAAGGATAGCGAAACATTTAAATAATTGGTATACTAAAGTATACTATGGCAAACGAAGCAGACGCAGTAGAAAAGGGGACAACTGGAGGAGAAGCTACAGACTTTACTATTGCAGACGCTACTGCTATTTCTAAAGGAAGCGTTTTAATATTGCACGATCCAAGAGCTGCAAGCGGATCTGCTGTCGGGACTTCTGGAGCAGCGTTTGCGGGTATTGCAGCAGCAGATAAAACTGCAAGTGATGGAGCAACTAATCTAGCACTATGGACTAAAGGTATTTTTGATCTAGTTGTAACAGGGGGAACAGTAGGAATAACAGCAGGGCAACCCGTAAGAATGTCGGGAGCTAATACTATAGAAAGAGCAGACGCAAGTGATTTAGTAACTGGGGGTGTAATCGGTAAAGCCTTAGAAACTGGAAGTGCTGGAGAAAGAATTGAGGTATTAATAGGATGACAATAGAAAGCGTAGGACAAACAACATTAAGAGACGAGAATGTTAACAGAGCAGTAATAGGCTTTGCTCTTCAGCAATATAGATTTAAACCTATTTGCACTATTGAAAATTCTTCTTCTTGGAAAGAGACTTATTTCAAGGAGACAGCTGCAGAATTGAGTGCAGCAGCTACAAGAGATATTAAAGGAGTAAGCAGATTAGCAAACTTTCCAGATCTTGAACCAACGTGGGAAGAGACCTCAGTCAGACACCTTAAGCACGCTGGAGAGGGCGTTGTTTCTTGGGAAGACGCAACAACAGATAGTATTGACGTTATGGCCAGGACATTATTAAGGATCAGTAGAGCAATAGCAAAGAGTGTTGACGACGCTATTTATGCTGCTTGGATTGGAGATAGTGATATTAATACTGCGGCAGCTGGAGAGACCTGGGACAATGCAACAAAGGCTTTAAGAGATCCAGTTGACGACATTCTTGCAGCAATTCAGTCTATCAATGAGTATAATTATGATATTCAGATGAATGGATATTTATGTTTATCTCCTAAAGATTATAGAAGTTTATTAACAAACTCAAAAGTGATTAATAATCCAAGTTTTAAAACTGCTGATGTTGTGAGTAATGGAAAAGTAGGTCAGATCTGCGGTTTGACTATTGTTGTGTCTAATTCTGTGCCAGCGGACGAAGCTCTTGTTATTATGGGGAAAACTGCGTCAACGTGGAAGAGTGCAAAAGCTCTATCTACTAAGACTATAGAAGATCCCGGAATTAAATACACTATCCGAGCTTGGGAAGTTGGCGTCACTATGGTCACAAATCCCAGAGCCATTGCAAGGATAACAAACACACAAGCTTAAAATGAGTAGAGAGGGACAGCTTAGGCGAGGGGAAGAATATTTTAGAATGAGAGATGTTAATGGAATTTATCCTCCTGGAGTGATGAATAATCCAAACAAAAGAGAAGAGCTTGAGATCTATCTTAATTCTTTAAAAGAGAAAGAGGAAAAACCTATTAAGAAAAAGGAGGCTAAATAATGGGTTCGGGAGATCTAACTGCAAGCACTCCAACTTTATGCACTTCTGGAGCTGCTATAAAAGCTGCAGTTGACGCGTTGAATTTATCAGCTGCAACAGATTTTATTAAAATTATCCCAGTTGGAAATGGGCAGACTTTAGTCTTTAAAGTAGAGAGGGAAGCATAATGGTAGAAAGTGAGGGAGACATAATAAGGCCAAGGGAATTAATACTCCCAGATATGACAAACGTAGGGGCTGCACCCTTAACAAGCGGAGCTCTTTATATGTCTGGAGCAAAGCTTATTTATTGTTCTGGATCAACTCCGGTAATAGTCGGAGAAGCATAATTTTATATAATTCTTAGACCTTAAATTTTAATGGCAAGTATTAAAGTTCCAAGACCTAAAAAAGCAAAATTCTCAAGACCTCCTGGTGCTGGGAATTTTGATAATATGGACGATTTTAATTTTGTTCAGAGTATTAATTCAGCTCAAGGGACAATAGATCATACTCCAACACAAAACAAAGACATAGTTAATAAGGAATATGTTGACAGCGAGACAGACAAATGCTTAAAATTAGATTGTTCAAACGACCCATTAACAGCACCCTTAGAAATTGAGGGAACTTCTAACCAACTAACTTTAACAAATACTACGGACGACAAATCTATGAGCATATCTGTAGATAGTTTAGGAGACGCATATTTTACTAATGTAGGCGGAGACTTTAGCTTTACAGGGACTATGAACTTAAGCGGAACTTTCACGGGGCAAGATGATATAAGGATAGATGCAGATAGTAAGAAGTTATATTTAGGAGAGGGACAAGACGCAAGTATTTATTATGACGGTACAGATTTAATAGTGAATCCTAAAGATACAGGGTCGGGTATTGTTAAGTTTAATAATTGTGAGGTTAGCTGCTCTCAAAATGTAACAGATAGCGAAACCCTAGGAAACGGGGCAACAGTACTAGGCACTAAAAGTACCATAATAGGTAATGACGCTAAAGAAAAGGCAAGTAATGGCGGAAAGAATACAATTTTAGGACACAATAGCTCTATTGATGTAGATAATGCAGCTTACGGATATAGAAATACTATCTTAGGTTATAATAATACTATTAATTCTACTTCTTATGAATGGGATAATATATTAATAGGCGGAGACATCACAGTAAGCGGCTCTAATAATACAAATAATATTATTATAGGGACTAATGTAACTTATACAGGTTACGGAGCTTTTGTTATAGGTAATGGCTGTACAAGTAATGGAAACTCAAATACTAATTTAGGGCATAGCACTGTTTGCCAGAATGGCGGAACTGCCGCAGGTTATCAAGCAAGAGCAGGGGATTATTTTGCTATCT